TATTCAAGGTGCTGACATAGGTGGTCAGAGCAGCCTGAATATCGGACTGGTCTAGCAGTACGCGCATGGGCAATTTCCCTTTTCTGGGTTCGATTTCAGTGATCGTCACACGGATGTGTTCTTTCTTTACGAGACCTCCGAAGCTAAATTTGACCTCCGTGATATTAACATAATCGTCGTCCTCGATAATTCCCACCTCAGTGAGAGTATCCGAGAAATACTTGTCCACAATGGAACCAACATTCATGATATCAAGGCGTCGCTTCGTATTAACAAAGACCTCGTAGTGGAGAGTGATTACTCCCACTTGTGGCATTCCGCGTAACAGTTTCTTCGCAAGCTCCTCAAATTTTTTCTTTTGTGCATGGAGACTGCGATGATGGAGATTGCGGTAGACGTTCAAGTTTAACGCTGTCTTCTTCTTACTAGAGGTTTGAACCCTCATTGGAAGATCTAGCGTAAACACTCGTTGTCCTGCAATCTCCGTTTCGTTAACCATCAGCCCTTAGTCGAACAGGCTGGTCGACTTCTTCGGCTTGTCACTGGAGCCTGAACCACCGCTGAACGGTGAGCCAGCGGCCTTCTTGCCGCTCGACTTGTTGTAGGTCTGGCCCTTGTTGCGCTCCAGCCATTTCTCGGCATAGGCGCCAGCGTCGGCGTCCATACGGGTGATGGCCTTCAGCACATCACCGTCGTTGATGACATCATCGAAGTCACCACCGAGCGACTTGACGAACTCGGCGACTTCCGAGATGGTGACGGTCGGCCCATTGGCGAAGAACTTGACGACCTCATTCTGGTCGCGGACCTCACCGGTATTCTCATAGGCACCGGTGGCGTCATTCTTGGCCTGCTTGTCGACAGTCTGCCGCTGCATGGCAACCATGACATCCTCGCCATGGAGTGCAGTGAAGCAATCGACTGCCTGGGGCAGCTCACGCTTCGATTCGAAGTCATACAGCTTGACGGTCAGCTCTTCGACATCCATGGCACCCATCTCCTGACCGGCAACCAGCAGGCAGAGAGAGTTGACCTGGTTGAAGCCCGGAAGGTTCTTGTCCTCACCGGTCTTCTTGTCCTTGTAGGTGACCTCACCCGCACGGTTCGAGACCCAAATCTGGGAGCGATACTCACGGCCATTGATGTCCAGGAGCAGAGTGACATTGCGAGCTTCCGAGGAAGCGGCTTTGCCGATGTAGGCGGTCTTGATCTTGGCCAGATACATGTCCGTATCCAGAATGCCAGAGCCTGCGAGGAAGTCGTCTTCGACCTTCTCTTTGGCTGTGGTCTTTCCGCTGAAAATGTTCGTCATGGCGGTTACGTTCCTTGTTTGGTTGTGGGGTTATTCGGCGTAGTATTTCATCAACCGATCGATGACGATCTGAGCGTCATTGTTGATGTAGGTCTCGTCGTCACTGAACAGAGCCCAAGGAGAACGAATTCGATCCCCTACTGTGCTCTTGACGGTGCGTGTCTGGAAGACGTGCATGTATCCCAGGCTACGATCACGATCTGTGATGGTGAGCACTGGACCCTCTTTGGCCTCCTTGAGGATCTCTCTGATGCTCAGTTTCTTGCAGTTGATGACGGTGGTGAAGTACGCCTCCAGGCCGTTCTTCTTGAGGGCACCCTTCACCGGTACCATGTAGTCTGTCCTGCTTGTTGCCTCGTTTAGCACTGCGTCCAAGTGACCGAGCATAACGACGAACGCCCGGCCCTTGGCCACGTAGTCATAGATCAGCTTTGGGAAGAACTGACCGTAGGCACCCCATGCTGCCATGGTGTTTACTGCTCCGATGACATGCACGGTCTCATACCGGTTCATCATGAAGCTGACCGTATCGATGATGACCGTGTGGAAGCGACCTGTGGTATCGCCATTGATCTGATCCAAAAGGTCGAAGATTTCCATGGGGTCATCGATCGTGATACGCTTGAAGTTGTTCTTGAATGGGAGAGGCTTACCTCCCTCGCAGTTAATGTAAACAATGCCCTGCTGATCACGCATGTTCATCAAAGAGAAGGACTTGCCTGCTCCAGACTCACCGCAGAGTAGTACACTGTTGGGGTTCTCGGTCATGTGACGATTTCCTTGATGACGGCAATCCCCAAAGTGATCAGAGATGCGATTGATAGAGCCAGAGGGAATCCATTTACACTGGTAATACGCTGACCAGTATTTATACTTATTTGGACTGTGTAAACATTTCCCAAAGTATAGTAGGCGAGCCACACGACAGCGGCTAGATTGACATACTCGATCATGTGAATATCCTCTTTGTTTCTACAGCGGGGGAAGGTAATCTCTTGTGGATACATAGGCTTTGCAGGCCCCTTCCTTCCCCCGCCAACACCCCTGCCACGGCTGGGGGTATTCGGTTCTGGGAGCAGTTTAACTTACGACAGGACTCCAATATGGGGAGATACGGTACGTCCATATACTCAGGTCGTTTCCGTCAGTTATACTTCTGGCCGACGGATTTCAATACGGTCATTTCCACTTCTTCTGCACTGAGGGGTGAGACCGATTTTTCGTTCAGATGCTTTACTTTCGTTGACAGGTCATCATAGGCACAACCAGCATCGTGCAGCATCATTGCGAAGTTCAACAAGTTGTTGTTGCGGTTCCCAACGTCCATGTTGTTCAGGAACCAACGCTCCAGATGATCGAGGTTACCAAGATCGGCAATCGAGTTCACGTACTCGGTATTCTTCTTGGTTTTCGGAATAAACGGCAGGACGTTCACGAGGGATGTCCCACGGTGTACCGTGATCTGGGTTGCGTCGTTGGTCATCCACTTCTTCGAACGCTGATTGGCAGCTCTGTCCGAGTCAAATGGTAACCAAAGAAGAAAATTATCCATGAACTCGCGGTAGTCAGCTTTGTCCAAGGACAGGTTATAGTTAGCAGGAAGGATGAGGCGGAATCTATTTTCCTCATCGGTGTGTCGTTTGGTCGTTGCAGTGATGTAGGTGTACTCGGACAGTAAGTGGTGAACCGCATCCAAAGAGATGGAGCTGTCCACATCGACGACCAGCATATTGAAGCCTTCAATCACGTTGTCTTCCAGACGATGTTGCTTGTCGAAGTGGTGGTTACACCAGTGAAGACCAGGTGCCCCAAGGAGCTTGGGTATATCATCGAAAGCCTGGTATTCAGGGGTATAACCAGAGGCAAAGTGGTCGGAGAAACTGAAGCTAAGCCTCTGTAGATCAGTCTCTTTAAGTGTGGAACCAGAGAAGAAATCAACACCGCTGATCACGCTCCTCTTGATCACCACATGATTACCAATCCCCCATGCCATTGCTAGGTCCATGATCTCCTTTCGGGGAGTGGAGCTGCTTGGATAGTATGGAAGATCGGCAACCAAGTCGGCGTGAGTGAAAACAGATTCCGCTTCGGCGAGATACTTGGCCAGCCGAACAAAGTTTCGCTCACGTTTGATGAGGGTTTGGAAGCTTTCACCACTCTCCTCAGCAACCTTGATAGCCTGGCGGAGGTTCAGTGTGGAGATAGCTCCTCTCTTGTCGAGGAACGCATATACCCCAGCCAGCTTCAGTGATTTGAAATACCTGTGGCTCATCTCAGCCTTACGGATGACATCGTGTTCTGGCATCTCGGCGGCCAGAGTTTCACAGAACAAGCGGTAGGCAACAAGTTCGATACCCACCTCTCTGGGCACCTTCAGTGCTTGGTTGTAGAATGAGTCATCAGCTAAAGTTTTGAGGTAGTTTCTCCACTTGACCAGAGCCTTGGATCGGCTCTTGGATACCAGACTATTGTAGACATCCTCGGGCACCACAGTAGCGGAAACCGCCTCTGGTTTGCCCATACCGAAGAAGCAGCGTCGAGCATATCCCGTTTCCAAGAACGCATAGAACTCTTCTTCGATCTTGCTGCCGTCAAACAGACGAGAGGTGGTACCGAACATCAAGAGGTTCGAGGGTGTAGCTCCCATAAGATCCAGACCACGTTCATTTTCCGCAGTGTTCTTCACCAGTTTTGTCTTCACCCGTCCAAGGTCATACAGCTCCAGAAGGATATTGATGACATCGGTGTTGCCCATGATGTTGGAGCCGATCTCATCCATCTGAAAATTGATCGATCCTGCCCGAGCCAACAGAAGCTTGTAGCGAAGCTGCTTCAGGGCTGGTCCAGTACCCGAATCAAAGATAAACGGTGCATGGCCCTGACGCTTGAAGTCTGCCAGTAGTAGGGCCTTCTCTTCATCCTCATCTCCACCCTTGGCAGCAGCAATCTCGACCGCTAATGCGTAGATTGCATCCTCTGCAATCTGGGGGAATACTACCTTGGTGAACTCGCTGCGAAAGTCGGTAATCACGTCTTCCATCAAGCTCACAGAATGGCCCTTACCAAATCCCGATGTAGCCAGAGCGATGGAGTAGATGTTGACGGGGATATCTCCTCGCTCCGGGCTGTCGATAGTTGCCCGCATAGAGCTGGGGACCAGTCCCAGGAAGTAGGCAACCTCGGCTTGAAAGAACGTGCGATTGACGTTACCTGTTCGGTAACACAACAGGTCAACCAGCTCGCTCATAGCCGGGTGATGATCAGCATCTTTGATCATCTGTAAGTCGTACAATTTGCTCATAGGTATCCCCATCATGAGTTGCTACTGGATAGACTGTCCGTCATCCTTGAAGTAGTTTTTGCGTTGTTCACAGACCGAGAAAGCAGGGCAATATGTACATGCCTTCACCTCCCCATATGCCGTGACCACTACGCCTTTACCTTTCGTCTGGCGATGACGCTCAGCATCAGAGGCAGAGGTGAATCGTTTCGTGCATCGACCACCAGCCTTCGCAGTCTCCTCTCGGAGGTAGTACTTGTAGGTGTCATCCCCACGCCACATCTCCTTGTCAGTGCAGGGAGCCATGTCGTCCTGGGATTTGCCGACGTTCCTTTTGATGTCAGCGATCTTGTCGATGACCCACTGTTCGGTAGCAGCCAGACTCATCAAAGGAAACTCTCGGTGAGCTACCTTGGCCTGTGGGTATTTCGGATCCACTCTGGCACGGTACTTGAGCCAATCCGTGAAGATAAACTCGATCCGCATGACATCGTTCTTGATATACTCCGGCATGATCCATCGGTAGAGACTCCCCTGAAGGATGTAATCATCATCTTTGTTGGTGGAGGTCCAAGCGAATGTGCTGGTGGTCTTGAAGTCCCGATAGGATGTGCCGATCAGGAAATCCATCTGACCTGTGATAACCAGGCCCATGAACTGTTTGAAGCCACGCATTTCCAGATAGATGGGGATGTCGTCCTTCTTCAGGGTACCAGGTTCCGGGTTGATCTTGATGGTGTCGATGACTCGTTGGGGGTAGTGCAGCGCCCGCATAGATGCCTGCCAGTTTCCCTCAGTCCATGCACGCTCGATGGAGTCATGTAGACTGTGGCCCATACGACGAGCCACCATCTCGGAAACGTCGATCGTCTCCATCTTTGTGTCGACCTGGCGCTTCAGGATGAGCTGCTTGGTCGGCTTCATCAGGGTGGTGACAGAGATCAGCTCACCGGGAGGAGCATCAGCAGCGCCGGACTTGTAGCCGTCCTGCATCAACCAGACCGCGATGGGTAGGTCGATCATGTGCTCATTTGTGATTTTCATAATGGCTCCTCTCGGTGAGCTGGGTAAGTTAAATTCCTGCGACGTTCAGAGCGGCCATATCATCGGCCTCGTTCTGCCGAGGGTTCTTCTGGATCATGTGATACAGGATCTTCTTGGGATTCACGACAATGTATCCCTCATCCGACCAAAGCCGCAGCCATGTACCGGAAGCGTTGAAGGCGGTTACGTTGCTGAGTTCGAGCCGCTGACCGTCTGTGAAAATGATTGAGCGCCGAGCTTCCTCAACCTCAACTGTCTGACTTGATGCCATTGAGCACCTCCATATGTTTTCTAGTGAGTATGTTGATGTCAGGTTCCGTGGCATGGTTAGGTATTGTCATGCCATGGTTCCAATTCGGGTAGTACACATCCAGCTCACCGCTCATGGAGATGTGCTCATTTCGGATGAGCGGATCCTCTTGCCAAGACACTGCCTTGGCGAGATGGTCGTTGGTATACCTTAACACCTTCATGTTGTCCCGAATGAGGAAGTACCCTGCATCGTGGATCTGGGCACATGGTTTGATGTCCAGCTTGTATTCACCCGCACGGACGATCCCCATGAACTCTGAGCCTGCACGGCTGTTCAACATGCACCAGGACTGCCCGAGGGCATTGCCCGCTGTACGGCCCTCTGACGCAGCTTCATGAGGTGTCTTGCTGGTACCGAGCACCACCTGTTTCAGCAGGGGTGTTCTCAGCCTCAACCCGAACGCTACAGTGATGTACCCGTCCTTCGACGCCTGTTGGATCTTGTCTGCGACCCAGGCATCAGAGACGGCGTACATCTCGTGGTAAGCTTTTTCGATTGACTTGGCTACTACCTCACTGAGCCCGACGTTTTTCATGAGTGTTACGAAGGTTCCATCGTAGGTTAGAGCAAAGGTAGGTACCTTGCTTTTCTGGCGTTGGTCAGGGTACTTGGTCTTGATCGAGTTGATGCTTGCAACCGTGTCCACGATATCAGGCATCTCATCCTTGAAGTAGCCAAACGCCCGAAGGCAGTGACCGTCATACCCATCGGAGTACACCTTGATCTTCATGGGATCCTTGGTGGTGACTGCCGAGATCTTGTCTTCCAGTGAGTCGAAATCCAAACCGACGAAGAGCCAGCCAGGTGGTGCTTCGATGCACTCCTTGATGAGCTTCGCCAGTCTCATTTTGATCTTGGTTGAACCAGAGGAAGGAATATTCTGGAGGTTGGGATTGGCAGAGCTGAGCCTGCCCGAAGCTGTACCACCCAGTCTGAAGCTTCCAAACAGATAGTGCCAGCCATCGTCTCCAAGCTGAGCCTTGAGGAAGGCTGGCAGGAACGTAGACAGGATGATCGCAGATGCCTTGAACTGGATCAACAAGTTGAGCAGCTCAATCACCTCAGGATCTTTTGTGTGGTTGATGAGTTTCTCAAGAGTATCTGCGCCAGTGGCAGGTAGTTTTGTGTCAGTCAGATCCAACACAGGCAGACCGAGAAAATCCTCGGAGTACAATAAACGCTGGAGCTGCTGAGGACTACCAGGATTAAACTCGATCACAGTATCTTTGGTTTTACCCAGATCAGCTCGGGTAATCTGTTTTTTCTTGAGTTTAATATTCTTGGCTGCGACTACATCATCCCCCAGAATATACATGTAATCCTGTACTGTCTTTAGGGCATTCATTCTGCTGAGGAGTATATCTGACTCAGCCTGGAGTTTTTTATCCAGGGCTATGACCTTGGTCATGTTGATTGGCAAACCAGTGAGCTGCATCTGGATGATATCCTTAGCAGCCGGTTTGAATATCTTGAGATATATATCTTCCTGTTGATCAGCGATCATGATGGGTTGGTTTTTCTGGTAGACGTACCAAGTGGAAAGTCCATCAGTCAGATTGTACTTGAGCAACTTGTCCAGCGGGATTAGCGTGATGTCATGTACATCTTCCTGTGCATAGTTTCCGGCGAATGCCTGGGCCTGGACCTTGAGCCCCAGTTCGTTGCCAGCACATGAATTGGTTGCCAGATATGTGATCAACTGGGTACAGTCCCAGTCCCTCAACATTACGTCCAGCCCATACAGCAGACCTTCTTGGTCTAGTAGATGGTCCATGAAAAGCTGATAGACCAGGACGTAAACGTCGTAGCAGATATTGTGATAAATCATCTTCCTCTGGAAGTTCTCAAAAAACTCTCGAAGAGCTGCTCGAACCACGGGATTGGGGGTACACTTGCCCACTGTCTTCGGGTTATCTTCGGTTGGGGTGGTGGCCTGGTAATCGACAGGGAACGCCACCCCCTCCCCCTTATTCCAGCAGAAGGTGATGGTTCCAATGCCCGAGTCGTAGTGCTTCAGAGAGAAACCTTCGATGTCACAGGTCAGATCGCAGTCCATCTCTTGGAGGGTTTTGATCCACCCCAGGATGGCCTTATCCGTCTGAGGGTATTGGACATATTTGATGATGTCTGAGCCAACACTTACGTCGTTGCCACCCATCCAGCGACTCACAGATCCCAATGCCAAGGCTATCTTTGCCTTGATTTTATCGGGATCATAGAACACCCGCCCGTAGTTCGGGCAGTAGGTCGCGAATAGACCAGGGACAACCGTCGTGACGATATCCCCAATCGTTGCATCCGTCTTGGACTTCTTGGTCAGAACCTTGAAGTAGTCTGGATGGGTGACAACAAGAAGCTTGATGTTTTTGGCCAGTAGTTCTGGTATCAAATCGTTGAGGTATTCCTTGATGAGTGCGGCTGAAGTTTTCTTCTTGGTTCGATCTAGGAAGAGGTCGCACACCATTACGTCCTGAGCCAAAGTGACAAGGTGGGGCTTATAGTAGTGCTTCTCCACCTCCGCGCCTTGAATTCTAGGACACAGGAAGGCAATTTCCGGTGCATTACCAGTACCGCCAACGGTTATGTGCTTCATTACTGGAAGTACCTCGCTGGGAGATGGCCACGGATATAGAGCCGGGTCTTGGGACGACTCAGAGCAACGTATTGCATTCGAGCGGTCTGAGACTTGATGGTACACCGACCGATGTCACTGAGGTCGACGATTACGGAATCATAAGTAGACCCCTGGGCTTTGTGAATAGTCGAGGCGGCGACCGACCGAAGGTCGGGGAAGCCGCTCTTGATTTGAAAGTACTTATCCCATCTCTTCTGGGAGGAATAGTACTTCAACACATCAGCACGGTCGTTTATATCTGCAAAGCAGGTGATCGTATACTGAGTCCCAATGGTCAGGTCTTCAACTTCCATGGTTATAGTACGAACTTTGTAGCCTCGTACAACATCATGATCTTCCGAATCGTCTGTGATCTGTAATACTCGAACGAGTTGATCGGTATACAGTGTGTTGGAGTTTGATCCTGAACCATTGGTTGCAGAGTTGTTCGATAAAATCTCTCCAGGTTCGAAAGGGGCAGAGTATCCACGCAGCCCCCGGATATGGGTATTATACTCGATGACTCGTCTATTGGTGTACGACAGCACACGTCTGCTCGGATCCTCCTGGCTATACTCTCGCTCCAAGATACCCTTTAGTTGTGTTCCATCGATCAAGTCTATCACACCAGGAATCTCAATGATGGGGGTAAATATCCCAGTCTCCACGGTTCGACGAACCTGGTTACACAGCGCCATCAGAGCAGGTTGCTCAGCATTACGTACAGGTATAGTCAATGTGGAGATCGGGTAACCCTGGGTGTAAATAGGGGATAGTTCCTCCTTGATGGGAGCTAACTGATTTTTGTCTCCAACGAGAAGCACCTTGCAGGTAGAGTCCAGACCCTTCTCCAACCATCTGCATAGTTCTTTGTTGATCATGGAGCACTCATCAATGATCAACAACGTACCGGAGTGGACGCACCATGTCTTGGTGGGTACGATTTTGATAGCACCGGTGCTGTAATTCTCGCTGACCCGGAGGTTCATGAATGAATAGACCGTCTCCACCTCGCTGATCATATCACCGATCGCTTCGGAGATGACTGCTACTGCCTTGTTGGTTGTTGCAGTGACGGCCACCGTGTGAAGAGGCGAGTGTTTCTCCTTGTGTCGAAGTATTCCCTTGGCAACCTGGGCGATGAAATAAGTCTTACCGGTTCCTGCACCACCAGAAAGTGACATATACTGCTGGGTCGGATCGTTAATGAACCTGATCACGTCCATGAAGCTCCGTTGTTGTTCTTTATTAAGCCCCATTTGGCGACCTCCTTTCTTCTTGTTGGTTTAGCCGCACTTGGAATAGCCACAGCTTGTACAGGTCTCACAACCACCAGAGGTAACCATAGAATACTCATAGCACTCCCGACACTTGTCAAAAGGTTTGAGCACAGGCTCCTCAAGAGTATCAAATAGTGATGCTATGTCGTACTCTTCCTCTTTACGCTCTAAGCCATCTAGATGGTTCATGATG